TGATTCATTTGTAGATGAATAATAATTAAAACCTATTAATCACGTAAATGCAGACACTTTAAATGTACATTTAAGTGAGTAAACTAAAATCCTACCACTATAAGTGAATATATAAAGATAAATATACGTAATAATTAAATAATATGTAGAAAGTACTTGACAATGAGTAAGAAATCTGTAAAACTATATACAGACAATGTATTAGAAGAGTTTTATAACCACCTTCTTGACGGTAATTTAGACCAACTGCACATACCACATAGTGATGTCTTCTATGTAAAGGCTGCAGTAGATGCTCACTACGGTAAATCATTTACATTAAAGCACGTAGAAGAAGCAATGAGGCTGGAAGGCTGGACTGAGAAGTCATACAGTGATCCTAACTATGGAAAATCCAAGGAAGTGTAATGTCTGTAGAATATAGAGGTGAAACCTTTGCAGGTTATAACAAGCCGAAGCGTACCCCTGATCACCCAAAGAAAAGTCATGCCGTACTTGCAAAAGAGGGTAGTAAAATCAAGCTCATCAGGTTTGGTGAACAGGGAGCGAAGACCGCAGGTAAACCAAAAGCTGGTGAAACAAGTAAAATGAAAAAGAAACGTGCGTCATTTAAAGCTCGTCATGGAAAGAATATAGCCAAGGGCAAAATGAGTGCCGCATACTGGGCTAATAAAGTAAAATGGTAAGGAACTAACATGTCGTATACGACTATACTAAAAGGAATAGCCCAAGCTAATAAAGTTAAAATAGCTGACTTGACTAAAAAGATGATTCAAAATGCTCCTATTCCTGTAAGATACAAAAAGTTTTTACAAGGGCAAAATTTAGGAGAAGCTCGTATGGCAAAAAGTTTAAAAAGCCATAGAGGTGTTGTGCCTATGGAGTTAAAGGCACTTGGTATAGGTTTAGCTGCAGGTAGTGCAGCAACAAAACTTGTAAATGATATGTGGTCTACTCGTCCAACAGGACTAGATGATAAATTAAAAAAACGAGGTAATACTATTACTGCAGCAGATCGTAAGTCTGCTATGGAAAAACAAGCAGCACGTAAAAGAGCTAATAGAGATTTAGAACAAGCAAAAGATAAACGGTTAAAAGGCGATGTAGAAAATGCTACTGCCCCTAAACCTAAAGCTAAACCTAAAAATAAACTTGTAGCTAAAAAGAATCAAGGTAAGGGTGGTAAGTTTGGTGACGGTTCTACTGCTGTAAAAAAATCACTACGCCCACAACTAAGGCCAAAGAAATAATGGTTACTAAATCTAAATACTCTGCTAAAGCTAAGGAAAATATGGACTTGGCAAAAGTAAGTGATGGTGAAATGACACCTAGTCAATTTGCATCAAAACATGGCTATATGCCTGATGTATCTGTTAAACGCATTACTACACAACGCAAGAAAGATATGGAGAAGGCAGTAGCAATGATGAAAGCTAAAACCTCTCCTACTCATTTAACAGGTCCAGCTACTCAAAAGAGTACACCTAAGTAATTCAACCTTTCCTGTTGTGTTGATCGTGCATAGCGGGAATGCATTAATAGCTGTAGTTATTTAAACTTGAACATGGTATAACTATCTTATGGTTAAACATAAGGAGAAATACCATGTTCAAGAAATTTATTAAAACAATACAACAAGCACAAAAACGTAGAGTAGCATACTGGCAGTTACAACATATGTCAGATAAAGCTCTTAAAGATATAGGGGTGACACGTGGCGAAATCAGGCAAAAAGTCTACCGTTAATGCGGCAGGTAATTATACTAAGCCTAGTATGCGTAAGCGTATTTTTAACTCCGTTAAAGCTGGCAGCAAAGGTGGAAGGCCCGGCCAGTGGTCGGCTCGTAAAGCACAGCTTGTTGCCTCTCGTTACAAGAAGGCAGGAGGGGGATACACTACATGAAGGTAGATGCACCCAAAGGCTATCATTGGATGAAACAAACTGATGGTAAGTTAAAGTTAATGAAGCACAGTGGTAAGTTTGTATCTCATAAAGGAGCAAGTCTTACCGCTAATTTCCCTGTGCAGAAAAAACATAATGGCAAAAAGTAATGGTGGAACCATAGTATGAGCAAAGCTCAAAGTCAGAAAAGCCTTGACAGGTGGACTAAGCAAGATTGGAGAACTAAAAGTGGCAAGCCCTCTACACAGGGGGCTAAAGCTACTGGTGAAAGATACCTTCCTGCTAAAGCTATTAAGTCTCTTACTGATTCTGAGTATGCTGCTACAACCAGTGCCAAACGAAAAGGCACAGCTAAGGGTAAGCAGTTTGTGGCTCAACCTAAAAAAGTTGCAAAAAAAGTAAAGTCATACAGGAGCTAAACTTAATGCCAGAGATTATTATGGAACGTATACTCAAGTGGCAAATTATGCCACGCATTATGATGCTTGCAGTTACTGTTCTAACTTATCAAGCAGTTCATTGGTTTATGCTTTTACCTGATCCTTCTATTCAACAAGCTGGCCTAGTGTCTATCTGTATGGGAGCCTTAACAGGATGCTTTGCTGTATGGCTTGGCAATGAAAAACACTAATAATCCTATTCATAAAGAAGTAAATAGGTTCCTTTGGATTATTAAAGGGCGGTTAGCTCCTGATGAATATAGTGAAGAAGATTATTTAGATGTATACGACTCTTATTTTATGCGGCTATGGGGCAACCACGAAAATTGTGTACATGAAGATGGCTTTGAAGAAGCCTATACGGAGAAGTATAAGAAATGATAGGTAAACTTATAGGAAGTCTTACAGGTCTAGCCACAAGTATTATTGATGGTAAGACCCAGATCAAACTTACCGAGGCTGAGATTAAAAAGAAACAGCTTACAGGTGAGATAGATTGGGATATAGAGGCTATTAAAGCTACTGAGAATAGCTGGAAGGATGAGTGGATTACTTTATTATTTTCAATACCATTAATTTTAGCTTTCTGTGGTGATTGGGGTAATGATATAGTAGCAAGAGGTTTTGCTGCACTGGAAGTAATGCCTCAATGGTATCAGATTGCTCTTGGTGGAATTGTATCAGCTAGTATTGGTATGAGGTCAGTGAGTAAATTCTTTGGGAAGAAATAATGTAATACTTATCCCTCAACTATCTGAGTTGGATAAGCAGTTTATTGCATTAGAAAAACAACAAGAGTTAATACGAGAGCAATCAAAGCTCATAGCGGAGAAACAAAAATGAAGACTGAAGCAAATACAAGGCCAGATAATCGTGAGGTTAAACAAGCTCGTTTACAGGTAAAACAAGCTATGGCATTGTTTAAACGCAGAATGGATAACCTTAATAAAACTGATTTATTATCTTATGAAAAAGAAAAACGAAGAACGGCTTTAAGAAAAGAATATATGAAGACTATAAAACCTTTTCAGCCTATTTTAAGAAAAAATAATGAAAAAGTTTTAGAAAGAAAAGTGCAGCAAATTATGTCTGATAAAGGATATAGCACTGGTCGTTCTACTAATAGTGATAATAAAACAAAAAAAGCAAAAGCAGACAAAGCTGAACGTGAAATAAATAAAAGTACTGCAGATAGGCTCGGTAAAGGTAGTGATGAACCTATTACAAAGAAAAACAAAGGCGGTCTTATTAGAACAGGCAACAACGACATGCGTAAAGGGGGACTATTCAAATGAGTTTTAAGTTATCATCACGTAGCATAGATAGACTTAATGGCGTTAATGCAGGGCTAATAACTGTAGTTAATACAGCTATTGACATGACTAAGGTAGACTTTGGAGTTACATGCGGTATGCGTACCGTAGAAGAACAAAAGGCTTTAGTAGCTAAGGGTGCATCACAAACTATGAAAAGTAAACACCTAGAGGGTCGTGCAGTTGATCTGGTAGCCTATGTTGGCCCTAACATTACATGGGCTTTAAATATGTATGATGATTTAGCTGACGCTATGGCTGATGCTGCACGTATTCATGGTGTACCTATTAAATGGGGCGCAGCTTGGAGTGTAGGTAACATTGCTGAGTGGGACGGTTCTATGGAAGACGCTATGAATAGCTATGTAGACCTGCGTAGATCACAAGGTCGCAGACCGTTCATTGATGCACCACACTTTGAAATGATATAAAGGAACTAAAATAATGGCACGTACACTTACAGAAAAACAACAAACATTTCTTAATGTACTGTTTGATGGTGCAGGTGGTGATGTAGTACTTGCTAAGAAACTAGCGGGGTACTCAGATACCTACAGTACTAGTGATTTAATTAGAGGCATAAAGGAAGAAGTACTTGAAGCAACTCAAATGTATATGGCAAGGAATGCACCAAAGGCTGCAATGGCTATTGTTGGTGGTTTATACGACCCCACTGAACTGGGTATTAAAGACAAAGTTGCGTCTGCAAAAGAGCTACTGGACCGCACTGGATTGGTTAAAACAGAAAAGATGCAAGTAGAAGCAAAAGGTGGCGTTATGTTAATGCCAGCTAAGAATAAAGAAATTTGTGACTGTGGTGAAGACACAGATAATTGTTTATGCAATGACTAGGCCACTAGGCAAATGGAAATTACCGCAACCCACTGATGTAAAAGTTGATAATGAATGGGTTGACATTCCCCGAATTTCACGTACAATACCTTTTGGGTATATAGTTGATCCTGAAGATGACAGGATACTAAAACCTATATCTGATGAACTTAATAAGTTAGTACTTGCTAAAAAGTATTTAAAGCAATATTCATATAGAGAAGTTGCTAATTGGTTAAGCGCACATACAGGTAGAAGTATCTCCCATGTAGGGTTAATGAAACGGGTAAAAAATGAGCGAAGCAGAAAACAACAAGCTACAAGCCTACGCAGATGGGCTGAATATGCGAAAACGGCAATCGCCAAAGCGGAAGCCATCGAAACGAAAAGGCTTGACAGCAAAAAAGACAACGAAGAAAGAGCTACCCCAGCCTAATATAATTGAGCATGACTACATCAAAGAGGTTGAGGAAACCCACAATGTTATCTTTAAGCCGAATGAGGGACCGCAAACAAACTTTCTTGCCGCAGGTGA